AAGATGGCCAAAGAAAAGGATCTTGAAACCTTTACAGAAGGTGCTAAAAAATCAAGAAATAAGCCCAGAGGTGTTAGATTCCGGGGAACATTCTAATTGGCCGACCCGACAACTTTCGCATATTCGGTCTTGAAAGCTCTTCAGGATCGTATCAAACTGACAGAAGAGGCCATCCTCCAGGGTGGCCCTAAAGATATGGAGTCCTACAAACAACTAGTAGGGGAACTTAAGGGCCTTGAGTTTGCAGAACAGGAAGTCAAGGACCTATTACAGTCTTCGGAGGATGAATGACGAAAACGCTATTAGTACCCGATAAGTACGTCAATGAGAAAAAGAACAAGGCTGTAGCAGAGGCGTATGTAAAGGAAGAAGATCGCGTACTGGACACTTCCCGCTTGGATAAAGTGGCATTAAGTGAGAGATTACCGCAGCCTACGGGCTGGCGCATTCTTGTTATGCCCTATATGGGCAAAGCTACCACAGACAGCGGGATACATATCCCGGATGCTGTGCGTGATCGTGAAGCGTTGGCAACGGTTGTTGCCTACGTTCTAAAAGTTGGACCTTTGGCCTACCAAGACCCGTCCAAGTTTGGGTCTGGGGAGCCTTGGTGCGAAGAAGGCCAGTGGATTTGTATTGGCCGTTATGCTGGCGCTCGATTTAAAATTGACGGCGGCGAAGTCCGTATCATCAATGACGATGAAGTGATTGCCACTATTATGGAACCTGATGATATTAAACATGTCTAGAAAGAAGGAAGTAACCATGGAAACCATGACATGCCAGAAGAAACTAAGATTGATATTGGGGATGCTGAAGAAGCCCCAGTAGATGTGAATTTGGGAGCGGAGCCAGAACCCGCACCAGACTCTGAAGTTAAAGCAGAGGTAGCTCCACAAGAAGAGGAGCTTGAGGAATACAGTGCTGGCGTTAAGAAGCGCATTGGGGATTTAACCCATAAATGGCGTGAGGCAGAACGACAGCAGCAATCCGCAGTTCAGTTTGCAGAAAATGTCCGCCGTGAGAATGAGAGCCTTAAGACCAGACTTGATAATCTGGACAAGGGGTATCAGGAAGAGTTTGGGGAGCGTGTATCTTCCCAGTTAAACTCCGCAAAGAAACTTCTTAAGGAAGCTCATGAGAGCGGTGACATAGACAAGATTGTGGACGCACAAGAAGCGTTATCTAATCTTTCTCTTGAAAAAACCAAACTTGCCAGAGCGCAAAAGGAAGTTGCGGAGCAACCCCAACAACCAGTAGCGCAACCTCAACAACCAGCACCACAACCCAAACAACCAACAGCACAACCAGACGCTAAAGCGCAATCCTGGGCTGAAAAAAATGATTGGTTTGGTCAGGACGAAGTTATGACATACGCCGCTTTTGGCGTACATAGGCGGTTAATAGAGGATGAGGGGTTTGATCCCCAATCTGATGAGTACTATGCTGAAATTGACAAGAGAATGTCGTCTGAGTTTCCACAGAAACTTGGGCAAAAGACTCAGTCAAACGGGGGAAGCCGAAAGGTTGCGTCAGCCGAAGCTTCCGCATCCCGCAACAAAAGTGGACGGAAAACTGTGCGATTAACGCCCTCTCAAGTTGCAATTGCAAAGCGTCTTAATGTGCCGCTTGAAGAATACGCAAAATATGTAAAGTGAGGGATTAATCATGACCGAATTAGAGAACACATCTCGCCAAAAGTCTACCACTAGGACGCCTCGAAAAAACCAATCACGTGTCGCGGAGACACGCCGGGAACCTTGGAAGCCACCATCCATGTTGGATGCTCCCCCTGCACCTGAAGGCTTTAAGCACAGGTGGATAAGGGCGGAGGTCATGGGTTTTGATGACCGAAAAAACGTATCAGCCAGAGCCCGTGAGGGATATGAACTGGTACGCGGTGAAGAATACCCAGACTTTGATGCCCCTACCGTTGATAACGGTAAACACGCAGGGGTTATTGGAGTAGGTGGGCTTCTTTTAGCAAGAATTCCTGTTGAGATCGTCGAGGAACGCAATAATCATTACCGGGGTATGACCCGCGATCAAATGACGGCTGTTGATAACGAGTTAGCTCGTGAACAACATCCAGCGATGCCGATTAATAAACCTGATCGGCAGTCTAAAGTAACTTTTGGAGGTCCCCAATCTGAAGGGGACTAGAAAACGGAAGGTAGAGTATGGCTAACAGTAATGGAAGCTTTGGTCTGCGCCCCCTAAGTAAAATGGGAAGCGCAACAAACTCCACGGGTTTGTCCAACTACTCGATGTACGAAATTGCGAATGGCAACACAGATAAGCTGTATCACGGCGAACCTGTAATTCCACTTTCCACTGGCTTTATCGGCGCTCCTGGCGCCGCTGCTGGCGGAACCGTGGGCCTTTTGGGCGTCTTTCAAGGTTGTAAGTACGTTGCGAGTACTACTGGGAAACCTACATGGAGTAACTACTGGCCCGGTTCCGGGGCAGACAGTAACCACCCGATTGAAGCATATGTAAACGATGATCCAATGCAGTTGTATGTAATTGCAACGGATGCCACGTGGACAAGTAAAGCTACGGCCCGTGCCGCAGTTTTTGCTAATGCTAACTTCTCAACCGCTATTACAGGAACAGACACTACGGGAGTATCGTTAGGTCGCCTTGCGATTAGTACGATTGCTACCACAGCTGCTCTGCAAATGAGAATAATGGGTTGGGTAGATGATCCAGAGAACGCTGATTTTTCAGCGGCTGGTATCGGGGCAATTGTCAGGTTGAATAACCACTTCAATAGCAACAATGGTGCTATTGCGGCTGGTACTCCTTCAACCACTGGCGTATAGGAGTATTGAGAAATGGCTATTAGTCGAGCGCAACTAGCGAAAGAGCTAGAGCCTGGCCTCAATGCCCTCTTTGGACTTGAGTACGCTAGGTACGATAATGAGGCTGGCGAGATATATGATACGGAATCTTCGGAACGTGCTTTCGAGGAAGAAGTAATGCTCTCTGGCTTTGGAGCGGCCCCTGTTAAGTCAGAAGGAACTGCGGTTTCTTTTGATGATGCACAGGAAGCCTACACCGCAAGGTACACACATGAGACTATTGCTCTTGCTTTCTCCATTACGGAAGAAGCAATTGAAGATAATCTTTATGACCGCCTTGCTTCCCGTTACACAAAAGCTTTGGCACGTAGCATGGCCAACACCAAACAGGTGAAGGGCGCAGCTACCTTAAACAATGCTTTTGACAGCACCTATACAGGTGGTGACGGAAAAGAGCTTTGTGCAACGGATCACCCTCTTGTGAATGGTAATGACCTTCGCAATGAGCCAAGCACAGCGGCTGATCTAAACGAAACAAGTCTTGAGAACGGACTTATTGACATTGCTGCCTTTGTCGATGAGCGCGGACTTAAGGTTTCGGTTCGTGGAATGAAAATGATTGTTCCGCCAGCGTTGCAGTTTGTGGCGGATCGTCTTCTTGAATCCACTCTTCGCCCAGGTACGGCGGATAACGATGTTAATGCCACGCGGAACATGGGAATGTTGCCGCAAGGTTATGTCGTTAACCACTACCTAACGGATACGGATGCGTGGTTTATTAAGACGGATGCACCTAGAGGCTTCCTACATTTTGAAAGGATGCCTATGTCCACTAAAATGGAAGGTGATTTTGATACAGGAAATGTAAGGTTTAAGGCCCGTGAGCGTTATAGCTTTGGGTACTCTGACCCACGTACTGTATTTGGTTCTCCTGGTGCGTAACTACTGAAGTTGGGGGGAGCTTGTCTCCCCCCTTTTTCTGGGAATCATAGCCCTAGCGACTGTCCCAGCAGACGCTTACGAAGACTCTAGGGCAAATCTCTCGTAAGGAGGTGTATCGTGTCACAGACAACTTTTAATGGCCCGGTTAGATCCGAAAACGGCTTTAAGGTCATAAACGTCAATTCTACTACAGGGGCGGTTACTGAGACTTCTTCTACGGCCTCTACTGGTATTGTCACCAACAAGTATATTAAACATGTTGGTTACGCCACAGGCGTTACTGTAAACACCACGGCTGGCGACAGCCCTGCTATTGGTGAGTTCACGCAACCAGCTAATACTATTATAACCAATATTAAGATATTCTGCGCCACATCTCCTGTTATTGGAACGGGTGATATTGGCTATGAAGTTGGTACTTCTAGTTCAGGAGCGCAGATTGTAGCGGCTGTTACTGACCAGATTCTTGATGGCGGAACCACAGTTGTAGTTGGAAATGTAACTTTGCCTTCTCTGGTTCTTCAGACTGAAAGTGGAACAACTGCCCCAGCTTCTGTCCAGTATGCTTCCGCAGAACGAACCATCTACTGCAATATTACAAATACGGTGGATGCAACCACGGCAGGTTCTTTCACCTTTATCATCGAGTACGTACAAATTGCGTAGGTAGGAGTTTATTATGGCTGATGCTGTAGCGGTCACAGAACTTAACGATGGAATACGAAATGCCGTGTTCTATTGTACTAATACCAGTGATGGTACAGGTGAGGCAGCGGTAACTAAGATTGATGTATCAGCCCTTGCGAGTCGTCCCGATGGGACGGCTTGTACGGGCGTAAGAATTCAAAAGATATCCTTTGCCACTGTAGGCATGGGGGTGAAAATTCTTTGGGACGCAACAACAGACGTTATTGCTACTGAATTACCTGCGGATTACTCCGATACTCTGGATTTTACGGACGTTGGCGGTCTTTCCAACTACTCTGGTAGTGGCAAAACTGGAGATGTTCAATTTACTACGGTTGGACATACAAGCGGAGATACCTATACAATAGTATTGTCCTGTACAAAGGAGTACTAGCGTGAGATGGAAGATTTAGCACGAAAGAATGAGATTGATATTGTTTCCCTTCAAGGCGATATCAAGCTTCTATCTCAAAAGATAGACGTATTAAAGCACAACGATTTACACCACGTGCAAAAGTCTCTTGATTGGGTGGTTAAATTTTTATGGGGCGTTGGCTTTTTAATACTTGGGCAGATATTAATAGGTTTACGAATAACGGTTTGGGGATAGGAGATAGTTAATGGCAACTTCTGGATCGGTTGATTTTAACCTGGATATGGCCGAAATTACAGAGGAAGCCTTTGAAAGGTGCGGCCTGGAGTTAAGAACGGGCTATGACTCAAGAACTGCCCGGAGATCACTTAACCTTTTGTTCCTAGATTGGGCTAATCGAGGTCTTAACTTATGGACCGTTGAGCAAGTAACTCAATCGTTAGCCCAATTATCTACCTCCTCCGCTATCTCAACCTATCCTTTGGGAACCATAACCATGACGGTAGGCGCTTCTGGTAGCTTAAGCGTAGGAGAGACTATTACTGGCGCTACCAGCGGAGTTACTGCGTCTATTATTACCAAGCCTTCTGGCACAACTCTTACCGTCACCGTCCCAAGCGGTAACTTTACTGCCGGGGAAAATATTACAGGTTCCTCAAGCGCAGCAACAACTACGGTAACTTCAGATCCCTCACTCTCAGATGTGCAAGCTACCGTGGATATTCTTGAAGCGGTAATTCGTAGGGATAGTGAGGATATATCTATAACCAGGATAGGGAGACAGGATTATATCAGTATTCCTAAAAAGACTACTCAAGGTCGTCCAACTCAACTGTTTGTGGATCGTCAGATCACCCCCACTATAACAGTATGGCCAGCCCCCGAAAACTCTACGGATAAACTGATATACTATAGAATGAAGCGCATGGATGATGCGGATGTTGCTACAGATAACGCCCAGATTCCTTTCAGGTTCTTGCCTTGTCTGATTGCTGGTCTATCTTATCAAATATCTCTCAAAAAGTCCCCGCAACGTGTAGAAGGTCTTAGAGCTCTTTACGAGGAAGAATTTGCTAGGGCAGCCGCTCAAGACATAGACCACGGGGTCCCATTAAGACTTGTTCCCACGTTCCAATCATTAAGGGTGTAAAATGGCTAGGTATGCTGGAGGTAAATATGCGTTAGGAATATCAGACAGGTCTGGTAGAGCGTATCATTTAAGTAACATGATACGCGAATGGAACGGTAACTTAGTTGGCAAGGACGAGTATGAAGCAAAGCAACCGCAACTAACGCCAGCGCGAAACATATCTGATCCGCAAGCTTTACGAATTAGCCGACCTGACCGCACTGAGCCAGTATCACTTGTTTTACTTCCTTTTAATGCTTTTAAGTCAGGCGCAAGCGGTTCGTCAGTTATAACTGTAACAGAGCCTGGTCATGGACGAAGCACCGGGGACACAGTGCGATTTAGAGATGTAGAGGCGTTTGATGGCTTTACGGAAGCCGTTCTCGAAGTAGCGGCTGGGAGATCGATTACCAAAATAGACGATAATAGATATAGTTTTACAGCCAGTAGCGGAACAGCAACAACTGGGAATGTCACAGGAGGCGGCGGCTTTGCTTCCGCTGGCCCTGTAACTTTGAGTGCATAATATGGCCTATACCTTTACCACCTTAAAAACAGCTATCCAAGATTACACGCAAAACACTGAGTCCACCTTTGTTAGCCAGTTATCACGTTTTATTATTAATGCGGAAGAGCGTATTCTTAAAGAATGCCAGTTAGACGTTTTTCGGAGGAACTCTTCCGGCACGTTAACAGCAGATCTTAAGTTTCTTTCCAAGCCTAGCGATTTTTTGGCTCCGTATTCTCTAAGTATTATTAATAGTTCCAAAAATGAGTTCTTGCTTTATAAGCATGTTACTTTTCTCCAAGACTACACTCCTAATCCCGCCACAACAGGAGTTCCTTTGTACTATGGGGATTGGGACGATAGCACTTTCTTAATAGCTCCTACTCCAAGTAGCAGCTTTTCTGCGGAACTACATTACTTTTTTAGGCCAGAATCTATCACAGCGGCTTCAAGCGGAACAACATGGCTTGGGGATAACGCCGAATTAGCTTTGCTATATGGCGCTTTAGTGGAAGCATATACCTTTATGAAGGGGGAACAGGAATTATTGACTTTATATAATGGTAGATTTCAGGAATCCCTACAATGGCTTAAAAATCTTGGAGAAGGGAAGCAGACCAGGGATGAATACAGGTATGATCGCCTTAGAAGGGATGTTGCTTAATGTTTGACGCCAATAGTTTTCTTAGTTTAGGGGATGTCTCTGTGCATACTACTGAAAACAGAGGCCATTCTCCCGAAGAAATGGCGGAAATGGCTATGAATAAAATAATGCTAGTCTCAAAGGACGCCCCTCCTGTCATATGGGATCAAGCGACAGCGCATAGGGACAAATTGAAGGAAGTGCTTATTTTCTATATGAATAGAATGGCTCAGAGTGAAAGAACTACAATCTGGGCTCTTATGAAACAGCAGGGCCACGAAGACATGGCAGAAATTATAAGGAGATTGTAAGATGGCTGTTGGATCATCCGCTATGTGCGGAACTTTTAAGAAAGAAATTCTGGCGGGTATTCATCGTTGGACTACAGCTAGTCGTGGTGATTCTAGTGCAATTTCGGCGGATACATTCAAAATTGCCATGTTTACAAATAGTTCATCCATTGATGCCGACACCACTGGTTATACGACCAGTAATGAGGTATCTGGAACGGCCTATACTGCTGGAGGTGAGGCTCTTGCAAGCGTAACAAATAGTCTAGGAGATAATAGTAGTAGTGTTCCTACAGCTTATCTTGATTTTGCAGACACTACTTGGTCTACCTCTACAATCAGTAGCGCAAGAGGAGCTTTAATTTATAACTCTACTCTAAGTGGTGCAAGTACAGGCTCTACTACTACGGCTGCGGCTTATCCAGCAGTTGCGGTAATTAACTTTGGTGGTGATAAGTCTTCCAGTGCTGGGGACTTTACCATTCAGTATCCAGCAAATGATGCTAACAACGCGATAATTAGGATTGCATAATGGCCTTAATTACTGGCTGGAATAGAAGTACCTGGAACTCTGGAGCGTGGAATAGTCCTATTCCCGTAGAGGTCACAGGTGTTTCTGCGGCCAGTGGGGTAGGATCTCCCACAATAAATCTTCCTGTTAGTATAAGCGTTACGGGAGTATCAGCAACTGGCTCTATGGGAACCGCTACGGCTGCGGTTCATGTCACTGTATCGGCAACAGGTTTATCAGCGGCCAGCGGAATAGGTTCAGCAACTGCGGTAACAAACTCCAATCTTTCTGTTACCGGGGTATCAGCGGCCAGCGGAATAGGTTCTGTACAAGTTAATTTTGCCTTTACTGTGGATGGGGTTTCGGCAGTGGGTTCTGTTAACAACGCACTTGTCTGGAGCGTCATTGACGCCTCACAAACGTCTAATTTCTCTGAAATAGACGCCTCACAAACCCCTGATTGGACAGAAATAGCGGCATAGGAAAAATATTATGGCATCATCATACACAACTGGCTTCAGCTTTGAAAAAATAGGCTCTGGAGAACAATCAGGAGCTTGGGGCGACACAACCAATTTCAACTGGGATATTGTAGATCGGTTGGCTTCGTATAAAGCCGTAGCCATAACAACCAATGCGGATACGCATACCCTAACTGTTCGAGAGGCTTCTCCGGGATCAGGAACCGAAAACCTTCAGGATGGTATGTACCGTGTGATTAAATTTACAGGAGCTTTGGATTCAAATTGTACAGTTACAATCGCCCCAAATACGGCACCTGCTTACTTCATTATTAATAATGCTACCACAGATTCTGGGTCCAGTGGCCCATATTCTCTTATTTTCACGCAAGGTAGCGGAGCAAATATAACAGTAGAAAATGGGAAATCTGCGGTTATCTATTGCGATGGCGCGGGGTCTGGTGCTGCGATAGTGGACGCAATATCCAACTTAGCCTTGGCTACTATAACAGCTTCTGGTGACATTACCGTAAGTGGAACATTCAACGCCTTGGGTGATACGGCTGCTTCAGACAAAGCCGCTGTAGGATACACAAGTGCAGAAGGTCTTATTCTTACAGGCCAAGGTTCCACTAACGATGTCACTATCAAAAACGATGCAGACCAAGACGTTATAGAAATTCCTACAGGGACGCAGAATGTAACTACGGCGGGAGATCTTGCTGTAGCGGGGGACCTGACTATCACAGGTGATGACCTGGTTATGTCTACGAATACAAGTGGCGCTGCCCTGATTGCAGACGGGACGAACTTTAATCCCGTTGTAATCTCAGGCGATGCGACAGTAGCAACTAACGGCGCACTGACTATAGCTAATGACGCGATAACCTCTGCAAAAATTGCGGATGACGCGATAACCTCTGCCTTAATAGCTGATGATGCAGTAACGCTTGCAAAGATGGCTTCTGGGACTGACGGAAATATAATTAGTTATGATGCAAGCGGCAATCCAGTAGCAATTGCAACGGGAAATGATGGGCAAGTATTAACTTCAACTGGTGCTGGTAGTCCACCTGCTTTTGAAGATGCAGCTGGCGGCGGGAAGATGCTGCAAGTGGTGTCTGCGACCTGGACTACGTCCACACAAACGACGTCAGGTTCTTATGCAGATGTAACAAACGGCACAGCAACAATAACGCCTGCTGCTACAGGTTCAAAAGTTTTGATTCTTGTTTCTCTTGGCGTTTTTACAGATTCGGATAATAGTGCTGTAGGCGAGTTTAAAATTGTAAGAACGATTAGCGGGTCGGCGTCTGATGTGTCTAACAGCGTTTTCAGTCAAGTCAGTCATACCAGCCGTCAAAGTGGAAACCATTTTTTGATGGTCCTCGATAGCCCATCAACGACCAGCGCGGCGGCATACAAGCTGCAATTTTTCCGCTGTGACCAATCTGGTTATGTCGAAGTGAACCGAAATGACGGTTCTGATATACAGCGTTCTGTAATTACTCTAATTGAAGTTGGAACTTAATATGGAATATCAAATCATACATGCCATTTTATCTCTACGACCTAGTGCGGAATGCGTAGTCGTAGATAATTCTCTATCAGGCATTGATTGGCATGACGAAAAGCAAGATCGCCCAACTGATTCAGCAATCAATGCGGAGATTGCACGATTAACAGCAGCGGAACCCATGAGGCTTTTGCGAGTGGAGCGCGATAAGCGGCTTGCTGAAACCGATTGGTGGGTGATGCGAGGTAACGCCACGGAAGCGCAGTTAAATTACCGCCAGTTACTAAGGGATCTTCCAGCGAACACGGCTGATGCAAGCAACCCAGTTTGGCCCACGAAGCCTGAACTAGGAGAATAGGAGGGCATCATGCGATTGCTCCCGTTGATATTTATTATCGTTATGCTGACATCTGTGCAAGCTCTTGCCAGCCAGATGGTTGATGTTAGGTATCAGTTAAGCGTGTCTTCTTTTCCCAATGATCGGGTGGAAATACAGCAGGGGCATCCTTGTAAATTTGCTGGCCGTTCCTTAGAGAATATTACAGGTTTTTTTAAATATAAGTGGGATGCAAAGTATAGAGATTTAAAGAATAGCGCAGTTCTTACTTGGGTGGCATATCATTCCTTGGAGAACGAAAACGTAACCCTTGTACGGATTTTTGCCTCACATATGCAGCAGAAACTAGCGGTGGTATCTGCTGCAAAGGCCCCGGATTTTAATGGGCAGACTTTTCCCGACCTGCATTGCATAGTCTCAATACAAAGCCAGCTTGTTAAGACGTATACTGAGGATGAACTCTCCGAAATATTGGGACAAGGGGATAAGGACATATAGAATGCCTTTATCTAAAATAAATTTTAGACCAGGAGTAAACAGAGAAACCACATCTTACGGAGATGAGAATGGATGGTTTAACTCTGACCTAGTTCGTTTCCGAAAAGGGCGCCCAGAAAAGATGGGCGGATGGGAACGTCTTAGTAGTAATACAATTCAAGGAACAGGACGCTCCCTTCATGTATGGGCTGCATTGGATGGTTCCAAATACATGGGCCT